TGTGCTTATTGCACCGGGTTGGACAGAAACAGATACCGTTGGTGCGGTTTTAGAACAGAAAACCGAAGAAATCAACGGCTGTTTCAAAGGCATTACCATTATAGATTTGGACAGTCAAACAAGCAAAACACGTTCAGCAGTTATAAAAGATAAACAAGCACGAACAGTAAATGCCAACACAATAGCCGTTTATCCAAAGATAAAAAAGGACGGATATGTATTATCATATTCTGCGTGGTTGGCTGCAATTATAATGAAACAGGCAACGGAAAATGAAGGCGTTTTCTGCAAGTCACCATCTAATATCAATATTGATATTGACGATTGTATCACCGCAGACGGTACAAGAGTTTTGTATGATGGCGAAGATGGAAACGAATTGAACGGTGAGGGTATTGTAACAATCATTGCCCGAAACGGTTGGTATACATGGGGTAATAATACGGCGGTATATCCCGAAATTACCGACACTAAAAGCCGTTGGATAATGGCACGTTTGGCATTTGCATTTGTTGAAAATGAATTTATAATGTCAAAAATTCAGACCATAGATACAGAATTGTCACCGAAAAACATTGAAAACGCAGTAACCGAAGAAAATATCAGACTTGCTGCATTAACGGCAGGCGGATATATTTTGGGCGGTACAATGTTATACGACAAGGCAGATAATTCAAATGATTCTATCCTAAACGGACAGTTTAAATTCAGAACGCAAATTGCTACAAACATTCCGACAGAAGTTATAGAAAATACGTTTGAATTTGATGCGGAAACCGTGCAAAACGCAATATTAGGAGGTGAGCAGTAATGGCAACAACAACCATTCCAACACAAATTATTGATTTCAATATATATAACGGACAAAACAAATTAATGGGTACAGGTGATGAAGTTACTTTGCCGAAAATTGTCAGTAAAGCATATACGGCGGCATTGGCAGGGGGAGATATTGACCTGCCGGGTTTAACTACGGAAAATATGGAAATGGAAGTGCCGTTTAATGTATTTGACAAAGAGGTTGCAAGTATAATGAGCATTTCTAAGGTAAATACATTAATAGTTCGTAGTTGTGAGCAGAAAGCGGACACAAAGACACACAATCTGTCTTATGACGGTATAAAAGTAACCGTTCGTGGTTTTACCAAAGAAGTTGATTTAGGAACATTAAAACGTTCCGACAAGATGGATAGTAAAATCACAATGACATTAACGTACATAAAAGTTGAAGATAGTTCAACGGTATTCCTTGAAATTGACAAATTCAACGGAACATTTATTGTCAACGGAAAAGATGTCAGAGAGGGAATAAACAAGTACCTATAATGATGCAACGATTGCGGAGGCTACTATGGGAAAAGAATTAGAATTGGCGATTAAAATCGGCGGTAAAATTGATAAGTCGTTAGGTTCGGCAATCAACGCCGCCCAAAGTCAATTAAATACCATAAACAAGAGTTTAAACGGAGCAGGAATGGCGATAGCCGCAGGAGTGGCAACGGTAACGACCAAATTAGTAGTAGACAGTGTTAATACATATAAAGATTATCAATCAGCATTAAACAGTGCGGCGGCAACGGCAGGTGTAGAACGTAGTACAGCGGAATACGAAGCTATGGATAAGGCGGCACGAGAGGCAGGGCGTACAACCGTGAAAACGGCACAAGAAAGTGCAAATGCACTTGAATATATGGCACTTGCAGGATGGAGTGTTGAAGATAGTACAAAGGCGTTAATGCCCGTATTAAAACTATCTGCTGCAACAGGTGCTGACCTTGCGACTACTTCCGATTTGGTTACTGACAGTATGGCAAACCTCGGATTAGGTATTGGCGACTTAAACCATTATCTTGATGTGTCGGCAACAGCAAACAACAAATCAAATCAAACTGCTATGCAGTTACAAGAGGCGTATTTAGGTGTTGGTGGTGTACTAAAAAATCTAAATTCACCGATTGAGGAAAGTGCTGCGGTTTTGGGTGTATTGGCAAACAGAGGTACAAAGGGCAGTGAAGCAGGTACGGCGTTAAATGCAATTCTTGTTAATATGCAAAAACAAAGTGGTGATGCGTATGAAGCTATGTCAAAACTTGGTGTGTCAATGTATGACAGTAGCGGCAAAGCACGTTCAATTCTTGATGTATTCCAAGAAATATCAGATAAAACATCAGGAATGACAGAAGAAAATCGAAATTTGATGTATCAAATGATAGGTGGCAAATCGCACTTGGACAGTTTTGCTAAAATTATGCAAGGTTTTACCACAGATACGGCAGACGGGCAAAAAGAAGTATACTCACTTGTAAATGCCTTTAAAGATTGTGACGGGGCATTAGACAAGCTATACGGTATAAAAACCGATACGCTTGAAGGTTCGTTAGCAACATTAAACAGTGCATATGATGATATGAAAATATCAATAGGTGAGTCAATCGCTCCAATACTGAAAAATTCAGTTGAGAATTTAACGGCGAAAATACCCGATATTCAAAATATTATCATAAATTCATTAGAGAAAATCATACCTGCGGCATCTAAAGTATTAGATTACGTTATTGATAATGCTGATAATATTATTTTAACAATAAAAAATATTGCCAAAGCGTTTGTGGGTTTTAAAATCGCAAGCGGAACAATTAGAGGTATCAATGATATTATAACGTTGTTTAAGGGATTATCTCAAATCAGTTCAAAGGTTGGACTTGCAAAAACCTTGAGCGGTGTTATCGGTTCACTTACGGGAATTTCAACTGCCGGAGGTACTGTATCGGGAGTAATAACAGGTATTGCAGGTTCATTTGCGGCAGCCGTTGGACCTGCAACATTAGCGGCGGCGGCAATCGTTGGATTTGCAGCAGCAGTTAATGCAATTCATGAGCGTAAAATGAATTATGCAAACGGTATGAATGAAGCGGCAGACGGCATAGAAAAAGCCTCTAATGCACTTGTCAAGTATAACGATATAGCGGCGGAAGTTCCTCAACTAAGAGAAGTTATAAGCAATCCCGAAAGTTCGACACAAGATGTTGAAAATGCAAAAGCACGGTTACAGGAAATTGCGGATTTATTATCCAAAGAATACAATTTGACTATTAATGCAGATACTTCATCTCTTGAAAATGCGGTTAATATAGCACAACAGCTAAGTCGTACAGAGTTGATAAATGACAGCAGCAAATTAATCAACAAAGCAACTAAAGGTGCATCGAAATATAAAAATGATGTTTCAAATATTCCGGCATTGATGAGTGAACAGCAAATATTAATAGAACAGCAAGGGGTATATCAGAGTTTGCAGGCAGAAGCAGGAACATATTATACGGCATTTGCCGAAGGGCAGACATCACAACAACAATATATTAACAGAATGAATGAACTGTACAATAGTGCTCGTAAGGCAGGAATAGAGTTTAATTATTTGGGAGATAAATTGACGATTGACAATGTACAAGGTTTTCGAGAGCAGTTAAGTGGTGGCTTTTTGAAAACAGGACAGGAAATTGACAATATTACAAAAAAACTCGAAACAGCTAATAAAAATGTAACAGAATTTGATGAAAGCACAAAAAAAGCAGGTGATTATCTTGCACAGGCACTTGCAAATGATGTGCAGAATAAAAATGTTTATGGTACTGGTTCAGATGTGCAAATGCTTGAACAACTCGGCGAGCAGATGGTTAGAGCAGGAGCAAATACAGATAAATTAGCAACTCAATTTGCCGCTGCAAAAGCAGGTTATACCGACTTTGAAAAGGCTGTCGGCGAGGGCAAAGCCGCAGAAATGGCACAGAATTTTCTAAGCTATAAAACTGCAATAGGCGATACTACTGAAAGTGCTGTTCAAGGTGCTGCATTAATTCAAAACGGTTTTGAAAATGTATCACAGGCAACAGCCAAAGGAAACGATGCAGTATTAGCCGTTATAAATAATATGAAATCTATCGGTGACGTACAAGGATTATTTGACGGATTGGATAATAACGGTGTTGCAGCCAAACTAACGGATATGGCACACGCCATGAGTCTAATACCGGAAAATAAATCTATTTCGATAGATGCAAACGGTAATTTTCAAGTTATTCAAGAGGCGGAAAATCAAATTGCAAGTTTGCAGTCACAGGGAAATGTAAATGTTTCTGTAAATGCGAACGGTGATTTATCGGTTATTAATACGGCAACGAATGATGCGGAAACTCTAAGTGCCATTGGAGCGGTATCGTTGCAGGTAAATGCAAGCGGTAATATTGATGTACTTGATAATGCACAGCAGAAACTTGCAACGGTTGACTCTAAGACTGGTCAAGTAACGTTAGGTGCAAATGATAATGCAACACCAACAATTCAGAATGTACAGAATTTGGCGAATACATTCGGTGCAATGCAAGTTAAACCGACATTATCAGCAACAGATAACGCAACTTCAACAATAAATAGTGTATCTCAAAAGTTATCTGCTCTGGACGGTAAAAAGGCAACTACAACGATTGTAACGAAATATAAAACGACCGGAACACCGCCGGGACACAGTGCGAGAGGTGCAAACAGTTGGCGAGGCGGTTTGACGTATGTCAACGACCAAATGGTTAATGACCCGAGAGAAGTTATTGAATACAGAGGTATGCGATATTGGTACGAGGGTGAAAACGTACTTGCTAATGTGCCGAAGGGTGCAAGAATATATACGGCGGCGGAAAGTAAAGCATTTATTGACGGTTCACACCGCAACGGCTTAGATAGAGTTCCGTTTGATGGATATATTGCAGAATTGCATAAAGATGAGCGTGTGCTTACGGCTGACGAGGCAGAGAATTACAGTGAAAACGGTTTATTCTCACAGGCGGTTGAACGTGTTAAGGCATATATGGGTGAAAGTAAATCTGACGGCGGCGGAAATAATTCATCAGATGACGGTAGACAGATAATTTTTTCACCACATATTGAAATTAGCGGCAACGGCGATAAAGAAACTGTTATGCAAGGAGTACGAATGACATTTTCAGAGTTCTGTTCAATGATGGAACGGGACAGACGAAGAAAACAATTCTAAATGAAAGAGGTGGCAACCATGAACGGATATTATACAGGAAAAATATCAAGTATTGATAAACAAAACGGAAAGGTCAAGGTGACATTTCCGCAAGAAAGTGATGTAGTATCTTCGTGGTTGCCACTACTTGCATTTGAATATAATATGCCGGATATTGGCGATTTTGTTGCGGTTATTTTAGACGAAAATGATAACGGAATTTGCTTGGGGAAAATATATTCCAACAGTCAAAAACCATTTTCAACTGAAAAATATGCAAAGAAGATTGGAAATGTATCTATAATTCAAAAAAATAATGATTTTTCAATTAGATTTGATAATGACAGTTATATAAATTATAGCAACGGAACAATTACCATAAAGGCTAAGAACGTTAAAATCGTACAGGACGAGGAATAAAAAATGATAAAGGTAAGAGATGTTACAATAAGTGATTTGCTACCATACACAATGAAAACACCGAAAAATATCGCATTATCCAAGGCATTTGGTGAAATGACAAGATATTTATATGATACTCTGCAATCTGTTATATTTTGGGCGGATATTAATTCGGCAGATGATATGTTATTAAATTCAATGGCAGCGGAAATTGATTGCCCGTTTTATGAAAACGGTATGAGCATTGAACAAAAACGAGAATTAATTGCGGTGAGTGATATATATAACAGTCGAACGGGAACAACATCGGCTGTTGATAAATTAATTGCCGCCGCATTTAAAAACGGAAATATTCAAGAATGGTATGAATACGGCGGAAATCCGTATTGTTTTAAAATCAATATGGATAGCAGTTCGAGTAAATCCGAAATGAATGATTTTAACTATTTTTTTTCAATGCTGCGGAAGATAAAAAATGCACGTTCAAAGTTGGAAGTAATAAATATATCAAAAGATTTACCTACTTCTGATTTGTACAGTGCTGGTGTCATTACATACATTTGTGAAGATGTTACCGTCAAAGCTGATACTACATCTGAAAATGCTATTGCATATTCAGTAGCTAATATTGGCATATATATTTCGGACGTTGAGCAAGGACGAAAATATCCGGCACAAAGATATAATACATATGACGATATTAAAAATCTTACAAATGAGCAGATAAAGGACAAAACATTTGCAGAGTTACTATATAAGGAGGATTAATTAACATGGCTAATATACCGACAATAGATACCGTAAAATTAACGGCGAAAGGTTTGCGACTGTTGGCAAAAGTACAATCGGGAGCAACAATGTATTTTGTGAGAGCGGCAATCGGTGACGGATTTATGCAAGACGGGCAAGATGTCGCTGATTTGACAGAAATGGTTCACGAAGTACCATCACACCAAACAGGAACAACCGCATCATCAGCTACTGTTGATTTGACGAAAGCAGTGGTTGAAAAAGACGGAACTGTTTCAGTGCGTGTGAAAATAAAAAACGGTGATACCGCATTTTATATGCGTGAATTAGGTATTATCGCAAAGGACCCTGACGAGGGAGAAATATTGTACGCATATATTAATTTTGGTGATGGTGCGAGTGCTATGCCGGCATTTGACGGAAGTACATATATTGTGCGAAATATTCAAATGTCTTTTATTGTTTCAAATGCTGCAAACGTTGAGGCAAATATAACATTAGCAGCGGAAGTGTCGTATGACGATTTTATGGCACATAAAAATGCAAATGTTTTAGACCACCCGGACGGTTGTGTTACCACAGAAAAACTTGCAAACAGTTCTGTTACGGGTTTAAAACTTGCAGGCAGTGTGGTAACATTGGATAAACTCAATAATGAT